GGGTCAGGATAAAAATCCCAACATGATACAGCTTCAATAGATGGAACTGATTTAGTTTTTGAAATTTGTACTTTAGCCATATTACCTTCTTCATCTTCAGAAGTATCATAGCTATTATATGTTTTAGCATCTGTAAAAGGCCCTTTTAAAATTCCTGTACCTAGTAATGCCATTTCAAAAAATACATGTCTTAGAACTGTAATTGCTTTACTTTCTTCTAATTGATCATGTATTAATTTTTGCATTGCATCTGCAGCTAATTGTGCAGGTTCAATTTCTGGTGTACCTGTATAGGATGGCCCTTCTTCAAATCCTAAGTTTTGATATTCTTGAGCAAGATCTCTCATTAACTCAGTAGCAGTTGTACCAGGTGGTATTTCTTTGTTATCTCCTGGAAAACCATAAGGATCTTGTGGTTGTTCCATCTGCTGCTCTTGTTTGTTTTTTAAATGAGCTTTCTCAACAATACCTTCAGTCACAGAAGTTGGACTGATTCCTAAAGGAAATTTACCTTGAGAGAAAAGAACTTCTATAATCTGACCAAATGATGCAAGTACTTTAGTCTTTGTTATTTTAACAAATACTCTAGACTTCTCATTATCTCTAAATGCCATTTCTGGCCCATACAAACCTCTATAGTTTCTGTAAGACTGCATCCATCTTTTTTCATCATAGACTTTTGCTGTCTCTGCTTCTTGAAACTTAGATCGTACTAGGCCAACTAAAGCATTGTTCTCGGATTCATATCCTACGTTCTTTTCTTTATCTTCTTCCATCAAAACTAATAATCTCTTTCTTCAGCCATTCTAAAGATTGCTGGATCTACTTTTGATTTTGACTTGCCTTTTGCATCATTACCATCACCAGCTGTAGAACCTTGTGTTACTTTTGAATTAGGATCTATTGCTAGTTTATCGTTTGGTCTTTTTGCTACATCAGGTGCAAGTTCTCCGTGCATATATCTTTTCATCATTTGGTTTGCCCTCCTATTAATTAATAATCTTTTTCGTCTGCCATTTTAAATAAGCTATCTTGAACATGCTCTGCACCTGACTTAGTAGGTACATCATTATCTGCTAAGTAATTAGCAGACTCATATTTTCTAGGTGCATGTTTTGCAAAGTCAATATTCTTTGATTCTCTGTTAGGCTGTTTGCCTTCAGGTGCATCACTTAATTGACCTTGTTGTACTTTAGCTTTTGGATCAAATTTCATTTCCATTGCTGTCTCCTATATTTTTATCTTTTTTATTTTTAATATATTTTTAGTTGGTATGGTAGTGTGTCCACCGCCTTGCTTTACTTCTTTGTCATTTTCAAAATTAAAATCTGACATTAATATAGTCACATTCTCATCTTGTTTTATTAACCATCCAACCGTGCAACATATGGCAGTTGTGGATTTTTTTATATCATTAAGATCTATCCATGAGCAATCTGCAATGATATCTTCCCAATATGCTAATACTAAATCATATGGAAAAAATTTCTTTTGTATCTCTGGTAATTTTCTTTTATTTTGCATGATCAAATTTTACGTTGCCTGCTACAGAGATTCTCTCTACATCAGAATTAAATGAAGTTACATAGTGTCTTAAGTTTCCAGGAAACATAAACATAACATTCTTTTCTGGTGTAAATGATCTTTCTGCTATTGTATGTGCTCTTTCTTCACCATACAAAAAAGATAATCTACCTGGTGCAACTCCTGTCTCTTCTTGTTTTTCACCTATCATAGCTATAGGTGCATTTAAATGTAATGCAAATGAAACATCAGCACCTGGATGTATATGTACTGGGTTATGCTCTTTTGGTTTTTGAAAGTTAATCCATAAACTTACTAGTTTACCTTTAACTGAAACGTGAGAACCAAGTTGTCTATACCATCCATGTATCCATGAATCTATATAAGGTTGAAATTCTTTTTGATAATATTTTAAATTATCGTATTTAAATTCTTTTTCTATTTTTCCTGCTAGGTGATTTCTGTGTGAGGTTCTTAAGTGTCTTCCTTCACTTAATAACTTTTCACATAAACTTTCTTTTACCGTCATCTTTGTTAGATAAGGGCCCCATAAAAAATAATTGTGTGTAGGTAATTCCATTAATATCCGAATTTGTTATCAGCTGGTTTAAACTCAGGGGTAAACAAGGGTTTAAATCTTTGTGCATATTTGGGGTGCATGGGTCTGCTCATACATCCGTAACGTAATGCATCATATGCATGATCTTCAGCATTTGTGTCAACGTCTTCGGGGTTCTTCTTATCTGTAGGTAAAGTACTCATCGTTCTAATTAAATTTCTACAGTTCTTAAATACTCTAAGTCCTGGTTCTTTATCATTAACTAGTAAACGTTTATGAATCTCTAACTTACCACTAATTCTACTTTTAGGTGATCTATCTGATTGTCTCCAACGACATCCTTGTTGGATCATTGTCTCTGCAATACTAGGGCCTACATCACCTCTCTTTGCCCAGGTACTTGAGTCGAGTACACCATATTGAATATACTCACCTGATTCTAATTCTAAGACTTGCTTTGCGAAAATATCTGCCGTAACTTTGGAAGTATATAACTCTCTATAGAGCCACAGATTATTATTGTAATCAACAGCAAACCATAGCACACAAGCAGGAGAAGAATAACCCCAGTCAGCAGCACGAAACTTATACCATCCTTTAGGAATTTCAAAGGGTTCAACAACATGTGTTGTTTTGCTGAACTCAGGAAACGCTGAATCTTCATAGGCATCCCAATCTCCATCTAAAAATTGTTTACGCTGTATATCTGGTAAAGATGCAAGCATAGCGTAGTAGTCATCTGTTTGCATCAGATAAGGATTGTCTTGTAACTTTGCAGGAATAAATCTACGAGTGATAGTTTTTACTCCGACAGGTGTGTCTATTTTTATATCAAATGCAGAGTTAGGTTCTGCAGGATCTACAAACATTTCTTTCACCCATTGTGATCCAATGTTACCTGGGTTGCCTGTAGCTCTTAGATAGACAGGTATGTCCTTATCAACGGATCTTAAAGAAGATCTTAAAAAATTATATATATCTGGCGAAGGATATTGAGGAAGTTCGTCTATTCCTATCCATGTGTATGATTGACCTTGGTAACGTAAAACGTCTGTCATGTTCTCTGCGTAACCAAACTCTATCTTTGCTCCCGATGGGAATCGCCACTCTTTTTCTTGTTCTCTCCATTTTGCTCCTGGATATGCTTTGGAGTAGAGTAATTGAGATTTACTAATTAAATCTCTTAACTCAGGCATAGTCCTTCTAATTAGAAGTGCTCTATGATGAGGCCTAGAGCAATAACGAAGTGGATCTACTAGCATGGCATAAGACTTGCCTCCACCTCTTGCTCCTCCGTAAAATACTTCTCTCTCGGAAGCTGCAAGAAATTCTGTCTGTGGGCCACCGTTTGGCTTAAAGATAACTTCTTGCGATTTTACATGCTCTTGTATTGTCTTAGGAGCACTCTCGATTATATCTTCTGTAAGTAGTTGTGTTTCTTTACCAGTAAGAGCTTTGTTAATGGTTAACAATTTCTTCTTGGTATTTTCTGCAGCTTGCTTTGCTGATCGCAAAGTTTGTTCTGCTTGAGCAACTTTCTTACGCTTGGTTGCTAGAATCTGTTTGACTGATCTCTTGGCTCTCTGTTTGCTTTTCTGCTTCGGTTTCGGAGGCTGTACCTCTGGTAACTCTTTTTCTAAGTCCGACATGTGATATATATCTTCCTGTTTTTCGATGTAGCCATTGTGCAGTTTCTCTGTATGAACAAGTCTTTAAATATTTTTTTGCTTGATCAAGAGCTTCTAATTCTTCTTTAATAGGTTCTATATAATCTTGATGTGTATCAGATTGTCTAAAACCAAATGGAATTTGTCTAGTTCTTTTTTTTATTCTTACTGGTTCCAATTTTTTTCTTAGTAGGTTTTTTCTTTGGGATTGTAAATATGTTAGCACCCATACCTGTTGTAGTATCTACTCTTAAACCTTTAGGTAAATCTTTAATATTGTTTTTACTTTCGTCTCTACCAAATTTATATTTCTTTGGTGAGGAATCTTTTTTCTTTTCTTTTTTATTATATTTATTCTTTGCTGTCATTATTCCCATCTTTAGCTGGTAATATAAATATTCCATGCATAGCTTTCATATTTATATCTAGTTGATCTTTCTTTACAATTCCTACTCTATCCAATATATTAGTGGCAGCTGCTAGACGGACACTAGCGTGTGGAGTTGTGCCATCTTCGTCTAGCAAATCGGTGAGTCTGGTTGCTGCCTTAGCAGAATGTGTAGATAAATGATTCTCTGCTAATTCAGTAATTTCTTTTTTTAAATTTCTAACAACTTTAGGATAACTATGTTTTGAATACCCTGCTAGCTCTGCCGCCCTCTTGGGATCGCCCTTTGCTTCTCCGAACAGGACATCTAGAAATTTCTCCTGCATGTCGGTTAAGTTTTTCTTTTGACTTGGAACTATAGAAGAATCCGTTGTTTGCATTAATTATCTCCATAAACTCTTTAAACGGCAGATTGAATACTGAGTTTGGCAAGTTTATTTTAGTTTTAATTTTAAATCCGCTAAGTTTTTCTTTGAATAGTTTTTACCAGCAGCTTTTCTTTTTTCCATATAAGAAATTCTCTTCTCATATGATTTTTTAGTCTCTGCATCTAGTTTATTAGCTTTTTTAAATGTGCCTTTTGGGGCAGATTTTACTTTAGCTCTATCTCTAGCTGTCATTGGAGTTACTGGGCCTATCTTTGTTTTAGCTTTATCTCTTTTAGCAGCTGCTATTGCTTTCTCTGCTTTTTTAGTAGAGTCAAACATACTCTCAGCAGCATACATCTTCTTAGATGCAGCTGTATTTGCTTTACCAGATGCTGTAGATAGTCTTTCTGCTTTCTTTTTAGGGCTTTCAAAGATATTTCTTAAGAACTTTGGTGTTCTTTTATCTTTTTCA